GGATGACATCTGCACGGCGGCGCGCGAGATAGGCCGGGTGCTCAAACCGGGCGGGGTGCTGGCGCTGTCCACTGAGTTTCGGTTTGAGGGCGCGGGGCGCGGCTGGCCCGGAACCCTGCTGTTTGACACGGCGCTACTTGAGGAAGCGGTGGTTGGGCCGTCGGGGCTGCAATGGATTGAGCCGTTAGAGACCGCCGTGAGTGAGGCCACGCGAGACACCGCCGTTGACCTGGCTGAAGTGCTCGTGCGGATTAAGTTGGGGCAGTCCTACCCATTGCCGCATGTGGTCATGACCTATCAGGGCACGGCCTTTACATCCGTGTTTATCGCCTTGAGGAAACCGGCATGAAGGCGCAATTTCGCTGGCGCGAATCCCCTACTCAGGCGTATGACGCGACCCGCTACGTGCGGGCGGTCGATAACGCCGTGGGCAGTCTGTTGGAGTATTGGGCAGCCAAAGTGGAAACCTCCGCCAAAGTGGATGCCAGTTGGACAGACCGCACCGGCAACGCGCGCCAAACGCTGGCGGCATTCGCGGTGAAAGTCGAGAAGCGGCGGCCCGTGCAGGCGGTCATGGTCACCGATGGGGAGCGGCTGGTGGCGACGGCCTACACACCCGGTATCGGCGGCTGGTCGCTGATACTCCGTCAGGGCATGAGTTACGGGAAGAACTTAGAGCTTGACCGGGGCGGGCGATTCGCCGTGGTTGTGCCGACCTTGCAGGGTCACTACACGCTCATCTGGAATTCGGTCAGGGGGCTGGTGAAATGACCACGTTACACGAGGCCGTGCTGGACTTGTTCGAGAATGACGCGACCTTTGCTGCGCTGGCAACCGGCGGCGTGTTTGACGTGGATACGCTGGGACGGCAGGAGTTGGAACTGGACGATATTACCAGCGGTACGCCGTTGGTTCAGCCCGCGCTCCTGATTCGCTGGACGACCGACGCGCCGTGGGGGCCGGACTCTCTCAATGGTCACCGTCCCTTCGTGGAACTGTACTTTTACCAGGATACCGGCTACACGACCACCGAGGCCATGCGCCAGCGGGCCTATGAACTGTTGGACCGCCAGCGCGTGACGTTTGATGAGCCAGCGAGTGATTATGTGTACGAGTTTCGCTGGGCCGGGGATGTCATTCAGCAGCAAGACGATTCACTGGGCGGGGCGAGTATGGAACGTTCCCGCTTTTATGCCAATTCAATCAGGTAGTGAGGAGTAAACACAATGTCTACACCGTATCGCTGTGAAGGGTTTTCCGTTGCCCCGTGGACCGCGTCGACGGAAGCCTACGGCACGCCGGTCAGCGTGCAAAATGTGCAGGGGGTCAGTGTGGAACCCCAGCATGACACCGACGAACAGAAAATCTTAGGCGCGGTGGAAGAAACGCTTTCCGTGCTCACCTCGCTGGATATCACCGTCTCGTTCGGCGGCATTGACTGGGCCTCGATGGCCGTTATGTCCGGTACAGCCGACAGCAGCAGCGGCGGCGCAACCCACCACAACAACGATGACGGCGGGGATGATATGCCGTACTTCGGCGCGTGGATGAAATTCCCGCTCAAGGGCGGCGGTGAGGCGCATGTGGGCTTCCCCAAGTGCCAGTTGCAGTCGCGCATCCCGCTGGACCTCGGCGAACAAAACCAACTGCTCGTGTCGGAAATCGACGTCAAGGCCATGCGCCTGCGGTTGGCCGATGGCACGACGCTGTCTATCCGGTACTACCGCGAGTACGCGGCGGCGACGGCCCTGCCGACCAACTTCAACACCGCCTTTGGCATCTCGTAGGCGGGCGGCATGAGCAACGGACAGTCGTACGACCCTACCAGTATCCAGGCGTGGCGCGACAAACGCACGCGCCTGGTCGACCTGCCCGGCGGGCTGGCGGTCAAGATGCGCGTCTTTGACCCGCTGATTCTGCTGAGTGAGGGGGAGAAGGGCATTCCGAATCCCCTGCTGGCCGTGGTCAGTGGCAACACCAAGGCGGCGGCAGATCCAGAGGCGGCGGGCCGTGAAATCATGCAGGACCCGCAGAACCTCGCCCGGCTGCGGGCCATGCTGAATGACATGCTCATCCGGTTTGTCATCGCGCCGCCGTTGGTGGAGCAGGGGCACAAGGACGGCATCTCGGTCGATGAAATCACGCTGGATGAAAAGATGATCATCTTCAACGAGATGGCGGGCGGGGAGGAACGGCTGAACGCCGCGACTCGCTTTCTTGAGGAACCGTCCGCAAGTCTGGTTGTTGCACCAGCAGGCGAAACAGTACAGCCAGCGACCGAGCCAGTTGTTGTGGCTGAGTGATGAGCCGTTCCTGGCCTACTGGCTGGATGAGGCGGTCGGCTGGTATGGAATGTGGATTGAGGCGAGGTTGGATGAGCGCAAAGAAGTGAAGGAAAAAGGCCGCGTGGTGGGCTATCGACCCAAGTACCGGTTGGGCCAACTGTTGGGCACGGAACAACCCGAACTGCCAACCGCTGACGCACTGCGCGCGGCATTCAGTTAAGGACACACACGCATGGGGATGAGTGGGGCGGTCAATCTAGGGTCTGCCTACGGCGATTTCCTCGTTGACACGAGCGGCGTTGAGGCATCGCTGAATAAGGCATTTCAGACCGTCGAACGGACGGCCGAGAGTGCCTTTGCGCGGGTTGGCTCCCATATCCAGAAGGCGGGCGACAAACTCTCAAGTTGGGGGCTGTCCCTGACCAAACTCACCGCGCCGATTACCCTCATGGGGGCGGCGGGGATTAAGGCGTTTGCGTCCTTTGATGAGGCCCTGACCGAAATCAAGGCCCGCACCGGCGCGACGGCGGATGAAATGGAGAAGGTCAAGAAGGTCGCGCTGGAGATGGGGAAATCGACCAAGTACAGCGCGACGGAAGCCAGCGAGGGCATGTTACAACTGCTGGCCTCCGGTTACGACCTGACCCAGACGTTTGAGGCCCTGCCTGCCGTGCTCAATGCGGCGGCGGCGGGCAACATGGATTTGGGCTTTACGGCAGACGCCGTGACCGATGTCCTGGCGATGTTCAACCTGGAAGCCAAAGACGCGGCGATGGTGGCCGATGTGCTGGCTAAGGCCAGCGCGGCAAGCAGCGCGGAAATCAACGACCTCGCACAGGGGTTCGGCAACGTCGGGCCGATTGCCGCTCAATTCGGTCTGAGCGTTGAAGAGACGGCGGCTATCCTCGCCATCTTTGCCGAGAACGGCGTGAAAGGGGCTGAAGCGGGCACGCAGTTAAAGAGTATGCTGACCCACCTCAGCAGCCCGACGAAAGAAGTGCAAAAGACGTGGGCCAAGCTGGGGCTGTCGCTGTTTGATGCCTACGGGGCGGTCAAGCCGATTCCGCAGGTGCTGGGGGAACTCTCTGCCAAACTTGCCACCATGACCGACAAAGAGCGCATTCAAACCACGCAAGCCCTGGCCGGGTCGTTTGGGCAAATCGGCGCGACCATCCTCACTTCGAACATGAGCATTGAAGAGATGGTCGCGTTGATGGATCAACAGGCCGGAGCCGCCGAGGTTGCCAGAGCGCGCATGTCATCCCTGAATGGCATGGTCAAGCAGTTTAAAAACTCGATTGAAACCATGCTCATCACGGCGCTGGGGCCGCTGATCGACGATTATCTGAAACCGGGCCTTAAGCGCGTGACGCAGTTTGTCAACCAGTTAACCGAGTGGAGCAACAAGAATCCCAAGCTGACCAAGCGGATTGTGTCGATGCTGGCCGCGCTGAGTGCGGTAGGACCCACGTTATTCGCCATCGGCAAGGCGCTGGGCATCATCGGCGCGTTGGTCGCGACCCTGGCCAACCCGATCGCGTGGCTGGTGCTGGCGGTAACCGGGCTGGCGGCGGCATGGGAGAGTAACTTTGGCGGGTTGCGGGATGCGCTGACCCCGGTGCGTAACGCCCTGGCCGATGTGTTCTACTGGCTTCAGCAGGCGTACACCTTTGGCGCGTCGAGCGGCGGCGTGTTTGGGGGCATCACGGCGGCCTTGCGCGCGCTGTTTTATGTGTATGCCGATGGCAAAACCACCTTCTTTAGCAACATCCTGCAAGCGTTGGGGGTGACTGAAGGGGCGGCGCAGCGAGTCGGGCTGGCGATTGTTGGCTTCAAGGATCGCATTGTCGCGGCGTTTGGGCAGGTCGTGGGGTTCGTGAGGACCAGTGTGATTCCCACGTTCGGCTTACTGGTGACGTGGCTCACCACAGCGTTTGTCCCGGCGGTGAGCAAGGTCATACTGGGGTCTGTCCTGCCTCTCGTGCGGTCATTCGTGTATTTCCTGGCCGATGCATGGCGCATCGTCTCCCCAGCGCTGGCAAACCTATATAACTGGTTCGTGGGCAGCGCCCTGCCGGGCATTCTGACATTTATCACTAACACGGCCCTGCCAGCGCTGGGGAAGTTGATCGACTTCGTGAGCGCCATTTTCACGGCCACCTCACCGTACTTGCTGGCGTTTCTGGACTGGTTCTTGAATACCGGCATGCCCGCCGTGGTGACGTTTATCAACGATACTGTCATCCCGGCCATTCAGGGCTTTATCGATGTGGTCGCTGGCCTCGATGCCACTGACATCACGGCCATTGGGCTGGCGCTGGCGGCGTGGATTGCACCGTCTGTTATCACGGGTATCGCAGGACTGGTGGCCTCTATCGGTAAGCTCGTGTTAGGACTGGCCTCTACCTCACTGCCGATGCTGGTTATGCTGGGCTTGGTGGCCGCGCTGGCGACGAACTTTGGCGGGCTGAAAGACGCGGTAATCCAGGTGGGTGAGGGGATTCGCGAAAAAGACACGCAAAAGACGCTCGATGGGATTGTTGATGCGCTGTTCGCGATTCCGATGGGCATTGCGGAATGGATTGGGGAACAGGCCGGGATTAACGTGCCGGAAGGGCTGAAATCCTGGAAAACGATTATTTCTCAGGTGGGGATTATCGTGGGAGCACTGCCCGGCTGGGTCAAAAACAAGCTCATCGAACTGGGCAAAACCATTGAAGAAAAGGTGCAGTCTATCTCTGATGCCGCGATGGGAATCGGCACGGCGATTGTTGATGGCCTGAAAAAAGGCATCGAAGACGCCTGGAGTGGGTTTACCGACTTCCTGGAAGACAAAATCAGCGGCGGCGTGGTGGGGGATGTGGCGCGGTATCTGGGGATTAAATCGCCGTCGAGTGTGTTTTTGGAGTTCGGCAAGAACATCATTGCGGGGCTGAAGGGCGGGCTGGCTCAAACCACCATTCTCGTGCTGCAACTCGCCTATTTAAAAGCGCTGGTTACCCATGCCGGGGAGTCGATTATCGCCGCTGCGGGGCTGGCGGGCACAAAGATTATTCCCGCCGTGATTGGCGGTTTGACGCAGTTTGGGCAGTTTGCGACCGCGCTGCACCAACTGGTAACGATTGTCTATGGGTACAGCGAGTCCTTCAACCTGTCCGGTAAAACGTTGGGTGAACTGATGGTCCTGGGCATGATTGCGGGCATTTACGCCCAGTGGGGCAACCTCATGTCAGCGGCCCAGCAGTTGGCCGATGCCGTCCGTAACACGCTGCGCAACGCCTTTCAAATTCGCTCCCCCTCGAAAGTCTTTCAGAAGATGGGCGAAAACATGACCGCCGGGCTGGCGCTGGGTTTGCAGAACACCGCCCCGGTAAACGAGTCCCTGCGGCTGCTGGTGAATACGGCCACGCCCGCACCCGGTGCACCCAACAATACCAACACGGTCAACAACGCCCAGCGGTATACCATTAACGTGTATGTGGACGCGGCCACTGCTGGGCCGAACCTGGGCCAGGACATTGCCGCGCAAATCAAGGCCGCGCTGACGGCGCAAGGGGGAGGGGTGAGCGTTGGCTAACCTTGCCGTGACGTTTGACACCTACACCGTCGCCAAGCCGCTGCTGCTGGATTACAACTTTGGCGCGCGACCCAGCACGGTGAAAAAGCTGACCGGGCTGGACGGCGGTTATGACCCGCACAGCAGCGGCCCGAATCCGATTGACCCCGGCACGGTGCGAGTGTCGCTGCTCTTGCGCGTGACGGATCCCGATGCTATGCAGGCCGCCGTCGATGCCCTGCACGCCCTGGGAGCGCTGGGGGAACGGGTATTGACCTACCAGCCGAAAGGCGCGCTGGCCTCCCGCTGGTGTTACGCCAAGCTGGTCAACGTCGAAGCGCCGCTGGACTTTTCCTCGGCCATGCTCTGGCAGCGGGTAGGGCTGTCGTTTGCCGTGCGCGACCCGCATTGGTACGGCAACGAGGTCACGCAGGTCAAGGCGGCATCCGGTGTACTGACCACGGATACCATCACCCACGCGGGCAGCGGCACGGCGCTCTGCAAAGTCACCGTCGCCTGTGGCGGCGCGCAAACCATGACCAATCCAACCATCCGGCGCGTGGTGTCCGGCGTGACGGTTGATGAGGTGAAATACACGGGCGTGGTGGATAACTCCGAAACGCTCATCATCGACCCACGCACCAAAGCGGTCACGTTGGAGGGCACGGGCGTCTTTGACGATTTCACCTTTATCGACCCGTCGTGGTTCCGGCTCTTGCCTGGCGCGAATACCATCAACATCGTGGCAACCGGGGCGGGGAGTGCGGCCACCGTGACCTTTGCCTATTATCCGGTGTACATCTGATGAAACTCATTGGCATTGTCAAGGACGCGACCGGGGCGATTATCGGGGAAGGCCCCCTCACCAGCATTTTGAATGCCTCCGTATCGCGTGTGTTGGACGGGGCCGGGGAAGTCTCGGTCACCGTGCCGTTGGCCGATGCACGCGTGACCGACCTTGTGCAGGCCGAACGGCAAATCACGCTGCGAGTGTATCCGGGCACAACTACCGATACAACGGTCGTGGGCCGGTTGGAGTATACCGGGTGCACCTTCACCGCCAGCACTGAAGCCGTCGGTCACCCCGCCGCCGATGCCTTCGATTTCGACTTCAATACGTACTGGCAGGCTTCAGCAGGCCAGCCGCAGTGGGCACAGGTCACCTTCCCCACGGCACAAACGGTGCGCGGCTATACCCTTGCACGCCCCAGCGGCGCAACCAGCGGACTCCCGGTTAATTTCACGTTTGAGTATTGGGACGGGGATAGTTGGGAAGTTGCCGACACACGAACCGGGGTCACGTGGTCAGACACCAAACACGATTATGATTTGGCCGTGCCCGTCACGGCGTCCGAGTTTCGGCTCAACATAACCGCGACCATCCTGGGAGGCAATCCCAAACTTAACACGCTGGATATTACCGGCGATGCGCCCGCCGAGTCCGCCGACTCGCGCGACGTGGGCACGGGCATTATCCGCGCATTGTCGGGGCAAGTGGATAGCGGCAACCTGACACTGACCCTCAGCGGCCCGGATGAACTGGACCTGCTGAAGCGGGAAAACACGCTGCTCAATCGCCTGTTCACCAATGTCGATACTACGGATGCGCTCGATACACTGATCGCCCTCGCGGCGGGTTGGACCATCGACCATACCGGCGTGACAGGCACGCTCTATGCCAAGTTTGACGGCGTGTCGGTCCTGAAAGCTATTCAGGATATCGCCACGCAAACGGGCTATCACTTCCGTTATGCAGGCGGCAAGGCGGTCACCTTTGGCGCGTTGGCCGATGCCAGCGGTAAGCGCATTCTGCAAACGGGTCACGCGCTGCCCCAAGAGGCGTATGCGAATGAGGATGTGTTATTCATTGAGCGCCTGACGTGGGACGAACGCTCGGACGAAATCGCGAATTGGATTGTGCCTCTCGGTAAGGGCGAGGGGGAAGCCAGTATCACGCTGGCACGGAGCACGCGACCCGGCCTGCTAACTGAATCTTTCGAGGTTGCGCCTACTAATTATGTTTCTCTGAACTACGATTACGGCGTTCCTACACTGATCAATTCAAAATATTCACAGGTATTCCAGATCACCGCAGATACGGTTATTACGTATGCGCAATGGATGCTTTCTAAAACCGGTTCACCTACCGGCACATTAACCTTACGTGTTGAAACTGATAATGCCGGGGAGCCGTCGGGAAATCTGGTACACGCCAATGCGACGGCCACCTTTGACGAGGCTGACCTGCCGACTTCCGGCGCGTGGATTACCTTTAACTTTGCCGGGGCGTTTACTCTCTCCGGCGTTACTGATTATCACTTAGTATTAAGTACCAGTCGGGCCGCTTCGGGAACAAACTTTAGTACCTTGAGTCTTGCGACGGGATACACGGATGGAACACTTTTAAGGTATCAGGTATCAAGTTCATCCTGGCTCGACCTGACGCCTTACGATGCCCTGTTTCGGGTCTATGGCTCATCATCCAGCACGGCCATTCAAACCACCACCGGCCCCGACGGCAGCACCGTCTACTATCTCAAAGATGACACCTCAATCGCCGCCTACGGCCAAAATGAGCGCGTCGTAGTCTTTGAAGGCATCGCCGCTCAGGATAATACCGAAGAGGGCGTGATCGACGCGGCCAACCAATTGTATGACGCGGCGGCGGCCTGGATGGCTGATCGCCTTGCACCCGTCGTGACCTACGGCTGTTCGGTGCGCAATGTCCACACCAACCTGTTGCCGGGGCAAACCATCCCGCTCGTGTACAAGGGGCTGGTCTACGACACGGACGGCATTACGCCGATTGCTTTTAAAGACATCAATACCACACTGTATATCACGCGAGTGACGGAGAACTTTAGCCCCAGCGGTGACAGCACGGACTTGGAATTGTCCAATGTGCAGCGCGTCAAAACGTCCGTCGCGTCTCAGGTGGCAAGTGTCTTGGAGTCGAGCACCATTCGAGCGGTTGCCAGCGACCCACGTATCGGCTACGACCCCAGCACGGCGGGCGGGCGGCTCTCACTGACCAGCGCAACCCCGGTCACCACGGCGGATGTCACCGCCGCGACGGTGCTCTACTACACGCCCTACAAGCACAATTGGCTGACACTCTGGAATAACTACCGCTGGATGCCTTACATCTTTGCGGAGATTCCTATCGCCTTAGACGGGCTGGCAGCGAACACCAACTTTGACGTGTTTGCCTACGACTACAACGGCGTGGTCGCGCTGGAAACCGTCGCCTGGACAAACGCCACCACGCGCGCGACGGCACTCGCCACGCAGGACGGTGTGTCTGTCAAGACAGGGGCGCTTACTCACAAGTACCTGGGCACGTTCCGCACAACCGGCACGACCGGGCAGTGCGAGGACAGCCTGGCGAGGCGGTTTGTCTGGAACACCTACAACCGCGTGCTGCGGCGGTTGTTCGTGGTGGACACCACCAATCACTCGTACAACAGCGCCACGTGGCGGCAGTGGAATGCGACCGCTGCCAACATGGTCGAGTTTGTGCTGGGCCTGCTGGAAGAGCCGGTGCTGGCCGTTATTGAAAGCAGCGCGAAGGCGGCTGCCGACGGGCAAATTGCGCGCGTGGGCTTTGCGCTGGACGCCACCAACACGGCCAACCAGGCCGTGGACAATCAAAATGCCTATATAACGCAGTGCAGCGCGATAGGCGCGCGTTACCCGTCCTCGGCAGGATATCACTACATCGCTGCCACACAGTCCGGCGGCGCGTCAGGGTCGGTGTACAACGCCATGTCGCTGCAAGCGCTGATAAGGATGTGACATGTATCTCGTGACCAAGCTGTTGAACGAGTTGGTGGCTGCCGGGCTGCCGGTGGTGGCCGTATCCGCCGTGGGGCCGCTGGTGGAGGGGCTGGCGGCGGCCGTGCGAATTGACTGGGACGGCACCGCCTACCCCAGAGCAGCTGGCGCAGGCGGAGGCTATTCAAGCGGCGCACGACCCGGTAGATTACGACGCCCAGGAAACCGCCGAGGGCCGGGCCGAACTCCGGGCGCG